TACATCTGCTGACGGGACTTTAATACCCTGGTCCGGTGCCTGCTTAATCAGACTTGAGTCAGCAAAGAAATATTTAATAGCAGAACGATTGTTCTTAATTTTTACATAATGATCACTACCAAACTCCATGTCAGCACCATGCATCAATGACATGCCGCCAAGAAACTCATTAAGATCATAGATCGAAAAATTCTTAGGGAAAGTTTCTTCTACGTTTGCCTCAGCAAGAATGTTTTCTGCTACTGAGATAGTGCGAATAGTATTTCCAGACTTCACAGAAATAGACTGGTTGATACCAGAGAAATTCTTAAGAAGGTTGAAAGTATTTTGAGAGAGTTTCATGGTCATCGGTTAGGGTATTCTTCAGTAATGTTGGATTTGTCAGAGAAATGGAGCAGCAGCAATGCGTAGTGAAGGATCTTAATGATATCACGACGGGCAGTGCCCTTACGATCGTAGCGTGAAGCATACTTTAGGATGTTGCTGCGGCAGAATGCCTCAGCGTCTCCACATGATTCAATAAGATCTAACGTTTGAATACTGTCGTTACCAGCAGAATAATGTTGTCCATAGGTTCCTGAGATATAATCGCGCAACTCTTTGAGAAGCGCATCTTCATTGTATTTCATAATTAATCTCCATTAATCAATTGTTCCATTTTACTAAAATTTTTCACTTTATCAAATTTTGAGAACACGATCGAATTTCTCGACCATGTGTTCTCGGTGCGAGATAATAAACAAGTTGAGATCGTTCGTGAAGTTCCTCAATATGAATGATAACTCATCAGTGCCTGTGCTGTCAAGTGAGCTGTCAAAGATCTCGTCTAGGACTAGAAGGTTGGTGTCTACACTGTTCTTGAGCTTGGCAACGGATCTCCATGTTAGCATAAGAGCGATGTCAATGCGAGACTTCTCACCCTCTGAGAACGATGCGTAACTAAAGTCGTCCCTATAACGAGACTTGATAGTCTCTTCAAAACTCTCACTGAGTGTGAAGTTTACAAAGAAATCCATCTGCTGTAGGTATTGGTTGATGAGTTTGTTCATCACCGGCAGGTATCGTTTGATGATCCTGGTCTTGATGCCAGTGTCCTTCAGCAGGTTAGCAGCAACACTGTAGTAATCTTTGTTCTCTTTGTGGGCGGCAAGAATACTTTCATAACCTACACGTTGATCATTAAGGTTACTTAACTGCTCCTGCTCTTTACTAGAATCATTCTTACTATCTTGGATAGTTTTGATTTCAGTTTCTAGTTCTTTGATCTGCTTATTCATATGATTGATAAGAGAATTATTCTTATCAATCACACTATAGTGTTTACGAATGTCGTCAGAGACTTCTGTGTATTCAGAAATTTGTCCCTTGACTTCATTTATTTGTTGCTCTAATATTTCCCATGCTTTTTTAGTCTCTATAATAGTATCGTTGTTACGATCTATCTTATCAGTCTTAAATGTTTCATCAAGATCTTGTTTGCAGGTGGGACATTTATCATTCTTAGAATAAAAAATGTTTTCTTTCTCTAAGTTATTAACTTTAGTTTTAAATTTTACTTTGAATTCCTTTAAATTATCATACTTAGTAGAAAGTTTATCACCATCAAATAATACAGACTGTTTTTCTTTAATATATTCGTTTGTATTATTATTTTCCTTGACTACATCATCGCTTTGTGTAATGAGTTTACCGATTTTATCCTGCTTATACTCAATTAAGTTATCACTTTGTGTCTCAAGCTCCTTTATAAGTTCTTCTTGCGTCTCTATACGATGCTTTACTAGGTCAAGATCCTTTTCCGTGAAGCGAATATCATCATTTAATCGCTTCATGCGATCTTTAAGATTAGTATTCATGGTAGAGAACACCTGAATATCTAAAAGATCCTCAATGATTTCACGACGTGATGCTATCGGCAACTGCATGAATGGAATGAACGTAGAAGATCCCAGAACAACAATCTGGGTAAACGATTTATAGTTAAGTTTGAGGATCGTTTGTTCTAGGAACTTCTGCTGATCTCCAGTAGCAGCATCTTGGTTCAGCATTGCCCCATCAACATAAACCTCAAAGAGATTAGGTTTCATGCCACGGACAACCTTATATTTTTTATTACCCTGAGAGAACTCAACCTCTATAAGACAATCCTTACCATTAATAGTATTGACAAGTTGAGGTTTGTTAATCCTACGAAAAGGTTTATTGAATAAAACAAAAGTAAGAGCATCTAGTAGAGTACTCTTACCTGCACCATTCTTACCAATGATCACATTGTTAGTATGAGTATTAAGAGTTATCTCAGTAAAATTATTACCACTGGATAAAAAGTTTTTATAACGAATAGTTTCAAAAATGATCATTGTGTGATGGCGGAATAATAAGTTCGTCTTGAGCAACAACAGTATATTTGTAACCTGTGCTTTCGCACATTTCAATCATAGATTCACCGTCTACTTCAACTGGAGACATTGAAGGAAAATCATCTGCATCAAGTAGAATAGCAAACCGTTCTGCATCTTCTAATTGGGCAAACAGTAGTAATGTTCTTTCATTCTTACCATTTGAAACAGCATATGCCCCCTCAGATTCCTTCCCTTTAAGACAGAGTATATACATTATACCACCTCCAGTGCCTCCACGTAAAGAGACTTCATAATCTCTTTCAATTTACCGCTATCCAAATTCGTATTAAGTTCTTCAACATACTTTTCCAGAATAGTTAATGTATCCTCATGTTCTAATTGAATATCTTCATCCTCACTTTCTTCTGTGGAAAAGTCTTCAATAATTTTAAGATCTAATGTGACATCTTGTAAAGAATTGATAAGATAATCAAACGCAGTGTAATCTGTTTTATTTTCTACAACAACTTTTACTACAGTATCTTTATACTTTTCAACATCTAAGTCATAATATTCATTTTTAGTATCATCATAGAATATTTTATGAAACATTTCGTAAGGATTTTTAATATACTGTAACTTTAAAGTTTCAGTATCAAAGATATAAAATCCACGTTCATCAGCATAATCATTCCAATACATCTGATAAGAGTTTCCAAGATACTTAAAGTTTCCTTTCTGACTCTTAGTATGGAAGTGACCGGACATTACCAGATCAAATTTATCAAACTCATTAGTACTACGACCATGATTACAGACATAAGTAGGATTAGTTTTAAATCCTTCCATCTCTAAATGTCCCAGAACTAACTTGGCATCTGTGTCACGTAGAATACTAACGGTCTGTTCTTCATTCTGGTCACATATCCATGGCAGATAAACCATCTTACGCCCGTCTAGGATGACCTCAGAGGGTTCCGAATATACATTCAGGTTAGAATACTCCTGAAGTAAACTCTCTAGTGAGTTGATCTCCAGAGTGTTCTTATAGAAGGCATCATGATTACCGACCATCATATCCATAGTAATACCCATCTCCTCTAGAGGATTAAAGATATTCTCTCTCGCCCAATTAAGAGACCAAAAATCTATGTTACGACGGATATCAAACACATCACCCAAGTGGATGACGTGCTTAATTTTTTTCTTCTTTAATGTAGGAAAGAAAACATCATTATAAAATCTTAGAAAGTAATCATGATAGTCTTGATTACCTTTCTTAAATCCATAGTGAGTATCAGTAATCAGGGCGACTTTCATTTTCTAGTTTTCTGCTCAATATTTTGCTTGATACTATTGTATTCTGATGAGGAGAAGTTCAGTTCATTCTTATCAGCATGGAGAACTTCATCGTATCCAGAACGCTCAAGAATTTTGCTTTTAATTTCTAGTTGTTTCTTTTCCTTTTGAATTCTTCTCAAGAATGCATAGTAGATAATCTGAGTAAAGTATGCAAAAGGATTACCACGATTGGGATCGAAGTTGTCAATATACTGAACACAGTTCTCAATACCATCTGAGATCATATCCTCACGGAAAGGATAGTTGATGAAGTTAGGACGATAGGACAGATGCTGTGCGATCTTCAAGAAGCACTCACCGATGTAATTAGGTATCCTAGGGCGAGTGGTCTCTTCTGTCAAGGCTGTTTTCACATGGTATTTGTAGTCAGAGAGTGCCCTCAGGAACTCTTTATTATCTACATAATGTTCTGGCTTCTTTTTGATTCTCATCTTGACACATGTGTCCTATACTATTTGTTCTTATATTATAACATACTTTAAGAGCTTGACAACATTAGGTTTTATCTGTAGAATAACTCTGTAAGGGTTCAAGAGACAGAGTAGCTTTAATACTTATTGAATAGATCTTCAAAGAATATTCTAGCATCATTTACCGATGCGCGGTATCCTTGATATTTTTTTTGCGTCGATCTTCTCTTAATTTTGTTAGTGAACTCTTTTTCATGATCATTGATTTCATTAACTGCTTTCTTGTAATGAGAAAGTCCTGGTTCAATAAGTTCGTTGATGGTTACAATTTTAGTATCATTTATAAAAAAGAAATTGTCTGTTGTTGATTTTATCCACTTAGATAATTTTAATCCAGATGTTCTCACATCTTCAAATAGAT